TTTCCAACCTGCGTCTCGTATCTCTTGGTCTGTAGCCATTATCTTCTTCCTCCTGGATGTATATCTAATCTAAATGTCCCTAGTTTCCAATCTTCAGCAATGCCTGTATTTGCAACTTCTAATGCAATTTGTCTTGCACGAACTCTAACATCTTTTTTAGTTGTAGTTGAATCACAACTAAATGAAGTAGTGACTTCACTACTGTTTGGATAAATTCTTGTTTTAAATTTAACTGCAGTATTTCCTGTCTGTGAAATAAAGTCTGGTATAAATCTACTAATTCTCATAATGTACTCACCGTCTCCTCTAAGATCAGGCATACCTACAGTAGCTCCTGTGTTACTTCTTTTCTGTGTAATGTCAAAATCACCAGAAGTAATAGTTCCAATTATAGCAGTAACTGTTCCGCCTGCAGTAATCTGATCGGTCCCTGTTTCCTGATTATAGTATATAGTACTTCCGTCCGTATTACCAATAACATCTGAAGAGGCGTCATCAGAAGGATTATAGTATGTTGCGTGTGGTTTATCAAAGACAGCCGAATCTTGCCACGCTGCTCTAGGTAAAGTACCCGTTGTCCATATAGGACGTTTAGGTGAGGAATCTAGATAATTATAAGTAACTACCCTGTTAATTTGATCTGATGCAGCTGTACAATAAAACCAACTTATCTCTCCAAAAAGATTATTTAAGCCTGCATTAATAAGGTCTCTAGATGTAGCGTTAATATCGTCATAAACATGGTCTTCAACAAGACATGGCATAGATTTTAATTGACCATCGTATGTAAAGAAACCATTCTCTGACATCCAATATGCGGAACCATCAACTTCAATACATGCATTTTTACCAAACAATCCACAGTTAGTTCCTACTTGTTCAAATGAGAAAGTAAAAGGTTGCCCCACAAATTTCATAAGAAATAATGCAGTATCGGTCCACACGTAAATTGCGTCCCTACCTTTAATAGCTCCCATAATTTTAGAACCATCAGCAAGCCTTTGTGTACCTGCGGTGGTTTCATTTATATCTACAGTATATGCATCTGTACCATCAATATTTTCTTGGTCTGAGAAACGTATAAACATATCGTCTTGTGTAGTTGGTGTGCCTACTGTTGTTTCTGTTCCAAAAAATACTAAGTGTCTATCGGGTGTAGATACTAATACATGTCTAGATGCAGTCGGTGCGTTTGCTAGTACGGTAGCTCTAGTGTTAACAGCTCCTACTGCGGAAGCGTCCCATTCAAAACACTTACCATTATATATAAGTGCAATTAATTTAGTACCGTAGTTATCAAGAATCCATAGACCAGGATTAATTGTAAAGTCAGTAGATGCGGGATCACCCCAACCTGCAAAACTAGAAATATTTGTGACTGTATCACCACTACTGTGTCCGGCTTTTGTTGTTCCGTTAACTTCTCTTGCACCACCGCTTAATATATTGGTTGTAGTATTATTTGCTGTATAACTAATATCTTCTGTACCAATTCTTATTTCACCAGCTGATGGAAAAGCTGCTGAGTTGGTTAAAGGAATATCAGTTACAGTATCATTAATAGTAGAAGCCAAAGTTGTAGTTGCAGCACCTAGTGAAGTACCACCAAATAAACCAGCGCCCCATCCAAAACCACCTAATTGTTGTGATGGCCCTACTGTGTAATAGCATAAAGCAGAAGCAGATCCAGATGTACTTAATGGCGTTCCGGTTTCTTGAGAAGCCATTGTAATAGTAAATGTAGTTGATGTTGGAACTGACGCTACCATAAATTTAACGTCTTCAAATGTAGCATCTGTGTATGTAGATCCAACTGCAGTTACACCACTAACGGAATCGAATAATACAATATCATTGTCAGCAAGTCCGTGAGTCCCGCTACATGTTACTGTAACAGTTGTAGAAGATGATGTGCTTGTAAAATTAACTCCGGTTAATGTAGCTCTTATAGGATGTATGTCGTAATATGTACCCCCTGAGTATACATATAAAATTCTGTTTGTGCCAACTGCTGCATATTTAATACCAGCATTATCATCCCAATGATGAATAGCTCTAGCCGCACCAGTTAATTTATCCTGTCCTAACTGTTGCCAACCACCTATTTTTTCTGGAGTGCCATATCTAAATCTAACATTGTCACCATCGAACCATTGTCCTTCGGCCCCTGTTGATGTGACTTGTTTATTGAACCCAGGTGTAAATCCTAATTTTTGTAACATATAACCTCATCATATTATGTATTCCGTATTGGTGGAATACCTAACATTGGCCTCTTGTCGAACCTGTTCTTTTCAGCAAAAGGACCATTTACATGGTTATAATGAAGAAATACTTGTCCGCAAGTGGTTCCTTCAAAAGGTTCTCTCCAATGCTCTAATTCACATCCACTATATACTAGCATATCGCCAACATCAAGTAGGACTTTCGTGCCTTTAGGAGCATTCGGTTTATGTATATTTTTGTATTCATTGATGACAGAATTAGCACCAGTACCGTCAATAAATATAGGCCAAGGGTCTCCCCCTAAGTTTACTGTAGTTGATATCTCACAGCTTGGTCTATCTTTATGTCTTCTTAATTCATCTCCATTCTTATATAACCTAGCGTATGAATAAGTTGGAATTAAATTTAAGCCTGTTTCTTGTTGCATTACTGGTAATACTTTCACTAACAAAGTCTCCATCACAGGATCCGCATAATGAGAGTAAGTGTTTGGGATCTGTGGATCTGTCCATGTGCCTAACATACCACTGTCATAAGTTATATTATTATCATACATCCATTTAACTGCATCACGTTTAAGAAGAAAATAGTTGAATATAAAGTTAGCCAATTCGTAGCTAATTGCCTTTTTGATTACTTGATATTTATTAAACATTAAAAATTTCTTCTCCTGTTTCATTACAAAGTAATTCTAAATTAAGTGTTATTCTTTTTTCTGTTTTTGAAGGGTGTGGGTAGTGATCTAGAAAAGAAGGAAAAATTAACATATCTCCTTCTTTTGGTTTTAAATGTATTGTTTCTTTATTAAGTTTAAAATCTATTCCTTTATCTTGAGTTATTAAATAAATAACAGAATTTATAGTTGATGTTTTTAGATGATTATGAAACCTACCGATAGTAAAAGTGTTATCACTAATGTAACACCATAATTTAAAATCAAGATTTTTTAAAGTAAATTTATTTAAATTTTTTTTAGCTTCATCGATAAATATATTATATAGATTATCTATATATTTACTTTTAACTTTAAAGTTTACGTAACCTTTTTTCACATTTCTTTGTTCTATACATTCTTTAATTAACTCATCTTTAATGTGTTCTATTTTCTCGTCTATAGAACAAGAATGTATTAAATTATTAAAAGCCATGTTGTAAAAAATTAAAACTTACTGATATCCTTATATCATTTGATTCATTAGGTTCAACCGCATGCCATAGCCATGAAGGAAACATAAGTATTCTACCGACTTTTGGTTCTATATGAACTTCTCGCCAAAGATGTTTTAATGGTTGTCCTTTTATTCTTTGAGGCATCACACTTTGTATTCCAGGTCTTGGATCATTAAATGTTATTTTACCACAATTGGGTGGTGCTTTAATATAATACACACCACTAAATAAACTATTAGGATGTATGTGTGGTCTATTATAACCATCTTTATAATTTATATTAGCCCACATATTACCTAATTGTGGTTCTCTATCCAACCACTCTGCTTTATATATTTCACGTTGCATTTTAAATAATGCATCAACTAGAGGTTTAAATACAGGTATTTCATGCATATTAGTTTGGCTGTGCCAGCCCTTTACATTTGTTTTTTGAACTCCTTTATCTTTTTTAGACCATTCAATAATTTCTTTTTCAAAAAGTTTATTATCTAAATCTACATCTTCAGCATATATAAGTGTTGGAAAAAAACCTTCAGCAATCATCTAAATGGTTTACCTCCAAACCAACAAACTAAAGATTGTCTTACACCTTTAGTTACTGGATTAACTCTGTGATTTAAAAATGATGCAAATATAATTGCATGACCTTGTTTAAGTTCTGCAAATTTACCTGGCGCCATTAATTCTAAA